ACATCGAAGCGATTTATCCAGATTGGCATTGGAGTCACCCTGAGGACATGCAGAAACGGGAGTTTGTCGAGGTATGACAACGACACTCGAAGCACCGCACAGCTTGGGCGCGGGCATGCAGGGCATGGGCGCGGGCGTGATGAGATTTGTCGATGATGTTGCGACGCAGTTCCGCGATGTGACATATATCGAGATCGGCGTAAGCGATGGAATCACGCTTTCCGAAATATCGAAGCGTCTTTCCGATACTTGCCAATCATGGCGCTCAATCGGGATTGATTTGCCGCAATGCCGGCACGAAACGACGCGCCGACATTCACAGGAAAAAGGATTGCGCTTTAAACCGATCAAGGAATTCCGCAGACCGGCCCCGATGGATTGGGGAAGGGTGACGCTGATACTGAAGGATTCACACACGTTCCTTTCGGAAAACGCATCGACAATAGGCGACGTGCATCTGGCGTTGATTGACGGATGCCACGGGAAGCCGTGCGCATCGCTCGATTTCCTGCTGATCGAGCCGATGATTGTTCCTGGCGGCTATGTGATGTTTCACGACTTCGGAGCGGATCAGATCGGGCAGGAGCAAGCGCCACCGGATCACTGCGCAATCGTCGGAGTCCATGATGCGTGTGCCTCACTAGGGCTTCTCGATAACACGCGAGAGGATTGGATGTTCGTGCAAACGATCATCGGCGACAAGGCGGCAGGGAGCGCAGACATGGGAGTTTTCCAAAAGCTATGACACCACAACCACGATTCATCACTGCCGGAGAGGCTATCTCTGATATTTTAGTTAAATCAGTGACGGTCACGCTTACCGACGCTCAGATTAAAGCGTTGCCGACGACCACCGCGGTGATTATTCCGGCGACAACGCAAGAAAACCAAATCCCGATGCCCTTGCTTGCGATTATCCGAGTGAGCGGAGATTTGGACGCTTTTGTCCCTTATGACACCGTCCATAATCCCGTCGGCTTGTTTCTGGTTCTGGGTGATTACGATTTTGTTTTAAGCACGCCGATGGACGGAGGTTCGGCGGCTAACGCCGGGCAATTATTCACGAACAATAATAGAACGTTCTTGTTTTCGGGTCTGAATCCGAACAACGGATTAAATGCATAAAGCCTCACCGATAATGCGCTTCGCGTCGTGGCGGATAACGGTGGCGATGGTGATTTCACTGGAGGGGATGCCGGCAACGAAATGACGCTGACCATTTATTACGCGCTCGCGGATCTAAGCTAATGCTCGAATTAACTCTCACATCAGCGGGAACCGGTTACACGGTTGGAGATACCCTGACTCTCGCGGGAACCAGCGGGAGCGCAGTGATTACACTGACGGCAGTCGGGGCGTCTGATGGCGTTTTCGCCTGGGACGTTACGTCGAACACGTTGAGCATCACCGAAACGGGAATCGATGCGACCGGAGGAAGTGGTTCGGGCGCGGTATTCTCCGCGTCGATTAATAACTGGGTGGCCTTAACGACCGACGACATTCTGAGCGAATTCACTGTTCCTGAGAATTCTTCGATCAGGAATCTCCTCGGCGGAACAGGTTCTGGATCTGCTTCCGGTTCCGGTAGCGGGCCTCCGTTCTGGAATCTCGACCTCGTTACCGTGCGCGTCATTGACGAGGTGCGCGGATACATCGCGGCGGGCGGTTATTCGCTGGACGAAACAAGCGATCCCCGCACGATCCCGCTCGAACTCTTCGAGGATGCCATCGCAATCGCACGCTGGCGGATTCTGATTTCAGTTCCGATGCTGAAGCAGCTACAGACCGAGGAGCGCAAACTCGCTTTCGATGCAGCAATTAAGAAATTGACACTGATCGCGGAGCAAAAGTTCTTCGTCGTTCCTCCCGCGCCCGACATAACTCCGCGCGGAGGAAACTGGAACTCCGAAAACAAGCTAATCATGCGGACGCATCCGATCCCGCGCCCAGGTTCCCAGTTCACTCCTCAGGTCAACACCTAAGCCAATCCATCACCACCCGCTCCCGACGATACCGAACAGGCTACATGATCGAAGAAAAGCACAGCCCGATCTCCCGCGCGCTAATCGCAGCCTCGAAAATGCCATCGCATCAGGCGCGACAAGTCCTAATGATGATTTGCCATGCCGGAATGACGACAACGAAGGACGTTCCTCAGCCGACGGAGGGCGAGATCCACTATTCGAAGCGCGAAAAGTTCATCAAACGCATGAAATCATCGTGTGATCGCGTGCTTGATTACGCCAAACACGAAACTCTCCGAAAGATCGAGAAACATTTCCGCGACAACCCGGCCTTAACCAGTGCGGAAAGCGGTGACGTGCCTTCAATACCGGGGCAGCCGTCTTCGCTCGCGGTGCGGCTGGCATTCGACAAGGAACTTCTCTCTGCCGAACTGTTAGCCGCACTGCGTGAAGATCAGGAATCAGCACTCGGAACCGCTGGGCAGCAGCTTTTTGACGAAATAGGAAAGGATTCGGTGTGGCGGCTTCCCTCCCAGGATGCCATACAGTTCGTTCAGGATCGCGCCAATCTGCTCGCACACGTTCCCGACGAGGTTCATGCGGAGATTATGCAGTCAATCGAGCAGGGGCTTCAGCACGGAGAGTCCCGAAAAGAGCTCATGGCGAGAATCAGCGCAGTATTCGACGAGATTGGCCGTGGTCGCGCCGAAACGATTGCCAACACGGAGACAGCGGCGGCATTCAATTACGCGCGCGACAAGGCCATGCGTGAAGCTGGCGTGACGCACAAGAAATGGTTACACAGTCAATCCCCGCTTATTCAGGAACCGCGACCAACTCATCTCGAAGCCGACGGTCAGGTGCAGCCGATTGACGATCCGTTCGACGTTGGCGGCGTTCAATTCATGCGACCGGCTGATGATTCACTCGGAGCGGGGCCGGAAGACATTATCAACTGTCATTGCGTGGCAATTCCCGTTGAGGAACCGAAATGAGCGTTGCAATCACAATCCAACTTTCGCCGCAAGCAATCGCGCTCTCGGAAAAGTTCAAGCGCGCACCGCAGGAGTTCCCGCAAGCGATAAAGCGAGGCATGACGCGCGCGCTTGCTGTTGTCTCCGGCAGGATTCAGGAACGACGATTGACCGGACATGGCCCGTTCCCCGCAACCGAGCATCGACTCGGCGAGCGCACCGGACAGTTAAAACTCAGGACGCAATCGACGCCATCAACCGTTAAAAGCGAAGGCGCTCAGACCGTTGTCGAGGGCGCCATCGGATCCAGTGTGTTCTACGCGGCATTCAACGAGTTCGGGACACGCAAGACTCCGGAGCGCGCACCGTTCCGAACCGGAATTCGAGAAAACGCGACTTACATCAGCGGCGAGATTCAGAAGGAAATCGAGAAATCGTTGAAGCCATGAAGTCCCTCCCGAACGTCACCCTGATTTCTTACGACAACACCGACGATCCGTCGCGGACATTGCGCGCGTTGCACTTCAGTTCACGAGAAATCAAGTTCGCCGATGTCGTGCTGGTCTGCCGAAACAGACCGTCAGGCACAAACGGCACGACAATCCAGAAGGTCCACGAAAAAGGCTATGCCGAAGCGATGAATTGGGAGGTGGCGGGTCTCATCAATTACGTCGCAACAGATTTTGCTCTCTGCATTCATCACGACGGCTACGTCATCAATCCCGAAGCATGGCGCGACGATTGGCTGCAATACGATTTCATCGGCGCGCCTTGGCCGAGACTCCCGCACGCTAATCATCCCGGCAAAAGCGAATTTCCTCACGGCAGAGTCGGCAACACTGGATTCTGTCTGAAGTCCAGAGCGTTCATGCAAACCACGCATGAACTTCGGGAGTTATTCGTAAAGGCATCACGGAGACCCGATCAATACGGGCAGCAATACTCAGGTGACGCGTTCTGTTGTCAGCATCAGAGACCGGCATTAGAGCAACGCGGCATCACCTTCGCTCCGGTTGAAGTCGCGGCTGCCTTCGCGTGGGAAAGCAATATCGAGGAGGTTCCCGGTGATCGCCACTACGCATTCGGGTTTCACAACTTCGCTTTGGAGAACAAGGAGGCGATTCCGCGCGCATGATCAACGATCCTCAGAACGTTTTCGAGTTGCTTCAAAACGACGTGGCGGCGCAGATCATGGCGACGTCACCGTTCACCACGCTCGCTAACCCGGACGGATCGACTCCGTTTAAGGTTCTCACTGAAGACGAGGGCGACATCCAGTTCGAATACGAGCAGATGATTCAGCAGCTCGGACTTTCGATTGTTGTGCATTCGCCCGCGGGCAGAATCGAGCAACCAGACCTGCCGGGGCCGCTCATCACGAAACTTGGTTTCGATGTTTGGGTAAGCGAAGCGCCGACGTTCAATCGTGATACGATGGGAACCGGCATACGCCTCTGGAAAGCCACGACGATTGTCTTGGGCACCCTCCACGGATTTCAGCCGCAATCAATCAACTCTCCGGTTTACGCAGACGAGGTTCGGCTTGAGCGAGAGCGCGCTTACATCGAGATGGATCAACCGGGGACGCTAATCGTTTCCAGAATTTGTCACTTTATCGCTCCGCAGGTCGCGGCAGAGGTAAGCAGCTAAACCCACAGAAAGAAAACATATGTCAGTTCCATTAAGAATCACAGGACCAGCGGTCGCCATATTCAACGGCGTAACGTATTATTTCCAAGACGGACTCAAGGGAAGTCTCAAGCGCAACACTGCGAACATCGTCGTCGATAACTTTGGGGAAATCGCCCAGATCAGTAAGGATTTCATCGTTGAGTTCACGGGCAAACCCGCGGGCCGACTCGATGCCACATATCTTGAATCCTTGTTCCCTGACGCTCGAAACCAGCATGGCGCGTCCGTGTTCGGAGCCACGGATCTCCCGCTTGTCATTTGGGCGCAGCATCCGTTTAACGGTTCAGACTTGAACAA